TCCGTAGTCTGACCAATACAGCCCATAAGAACCAGTCATGTTGGTCCATGTTCCGACGGGAACGGCATTTCCTGCCCGCCCAACTGGACCCATTGCTCCTTGCGGACCTTGGTTGCCGATTACCCCCTGAGGGCCTTGGGGACCAGTAAGTGGGACGTAGGCACCAGTGGCGATGTCCCAGTACTTGAGGGCGGGCATCAGCCCGTCCCCATGTAGCTGGCCGAGAAGAAGGTGTTCTGCTGGGCAGTCTGACAAGCGAGAGCAGCGCTACAACCACTCTGTGCGATTAACGTGTCGCTCGCCGCCAACTTCACCATGTTGGCGACTAGAGCACGAAGGATCGACCCAGCCTGACTAGCCTGTGAATAGTTGGTACAGAACGACGGAGTGCCACTCGGACCCTGGAGCCAAAGCTGAACGCTCTGGTTGACCGCTGTGCTAACAGCACCAAGCTGACCGTGAAGAAGCCATATCCCAGGAACTGGTGCCGTGAAGGTCCCCGACACATAAAGACCGTAGACATCAGTAACGGCGGCGTCAAAAGTGAAGAGCGCGTTAGAGGTGGAGTAGGTGAAGGCGGCGTTGCGGTACCAACTGCAATGCAAAACATCCCTCGCTCGTTTCCATGCACCACCGTTGACACCGTTCTTCGCTACCCACACGTCACCGTTGGGATCGGTATAGCTCTGGATCGTCGTGCCCGTCGTCACGGGCGGTGGCTGCGGAATGATGTCACTGTAAGTGTTGATGGTCATCAACTAACTCCCGATGGGTGGACCGTGGTACTCAACGGTCATGTAGGTGAAAGTTCCAGAGGCGTCACCCACAAAGGTCGTGGATGCACTGACGAAGGTCGCGAACCCAGCGGTATCTCCCGCCACCATCTGCATGATGTCCATAGCCATGACGCCGTACACCGAGGCATTGATGTCAACACCTCGGGCAACAATCCCACCGTTTTTAGCCACACCTGCCAAAATACGACCAGGGTTGGCATTTGCATTCGCTGCTGCGTTCAACTGCCATGCGCCAGCCAGTGGACAAGTGAACGGTCCAGGTGAACCCACGCCAAGACTGACCATGCCGTACTCATCCCACCCGGTGGTGTCGTAGGGAATCCAGTTCCAACTGTTGACGGTGCTCGCAGTGACATTGGCCGTGCGGAAGACCCGTGCTCTCAGCACGTCCCTGGCTCTGCGCCAGTTCCCACCACGTACACCGTTCTTCGCCACCCACACATCATTCAATACGTCGGTAAAACTTTGGACGGTGGTGCCCGAAGTAACCGGGGCGGGCAGGTTGGTCGTGCGAGCATCGACGTAGCTCTTGTTGGCATAGTCAGCGGGGTTGATCGGAGCCGGGGCCTGGGCCGATCCCAGGATGATCACGTTGACGTTGTTCGGCATGTTCTGGGCGACTGACACCTGGATGTGGTTGGTGTCCTGCACCACGACCTGGGCCATGACCATTTGATTGGTCACCGCATCCCACATCTGTACTACTGGCGTCGTAGTGCCCAGGTTGTGCGCGATCGTGTACGGCGATGACGCCACCGTGGGCGCTGAGAGGGTCTGCATGTACGCAGACGGATATGCCTGCGGCCCCGCACTGGTGCTGGTGTCAACCCAGAGCAATCCTTCGGGAGGAGTGATGACTGGAGCACTAGGCGGCGGGGGTGTCGACGCCACTTCCACGTAAGCAGGCCATGGGGCCAAAGGGTTCGCAACAGCCGTCACCGTGGCCGTGTTGAGGTTCGTGACGTTGCCCGGTACCAGCACCTGGGCGATCGCGTATGCCCTCACCGGAGTCGCTGGAACGGCAGGGGTACCCGTCGTCGCAGTCCCAGCGACGGCTTGGAAGAGGAAGTCGTTGTTGCTGCCCGCATCCAGTTGGTTGTCCCGAACCTGGGCCACGATCACATCAATGCGGCTCTGCCCGGTTGGTGGTGCAGCCGTCAGCGTCACAACCTCAGTAGCGTCCCACCAACACAGAGCACTGCCCTGACCCGCCTGCATCGGGACGGCGACCTGGCCCGAGGCGATATTGACGTTCATCGTCCCGGTGACCGTGGTTACTACGCCACCCTGAAGCCCTCCGGTCGGCCAGACCGCACCGATGAGAGATCGGTCGAGGGTTGCGGTATAGGTATCCGCCTGCTGGTACAGCGGCGCGTACCTCGTCATGGGGTTAACTCAAGGTCTTGGTGTACGACCCTGAGGCGATCGAGAAGGTGTCTCCTGCGTTGACGGTCTTGGAGGCCGAGAGTGCGCCGAACCAGCGGCGTATCGGTGTGCCTGCCGAGTCCCACTCGTCCACCCCGGTCACGGTGCAGGCGGGCATGTTGGTGTAGGTCAGCGCCACGTTCGACGTGATCGATCCACCGGCAGCCGCAGCGAAGGTGATGGTCTGACGAGCGTAGCTGCCGCCGGTCACCTCGGTGCCTGCCGCCGATGCCGTCCCGGTCGCTGTCACCAGAGCCACCTTGACCGGTGCCGTGGGCGCTACATACGCCGCCTGGCCCGATGTCGCCCCCAGGAGAGCGTTGGCTTCGACAGTTACAAGATTTGCCATTCCTACTCCTCAGACGTAGTCGGAATCTGGAAATCGGGCGACTCGACGGCCCAGGCTTCAAATAGTTCCTGCTTGAGTTCCGCCGGTTGGTTCAGCAGGAACACTCTGAGTTCGTCGCCCTTGCCGACTCCAGCCTCATGGACTGCAACCATCGTGGTCGTGCAGATGGGGCAGCCGTCCTCGGCGCAGCAGTCGACGTGCTTGGTCACCGAGAGGTCGACACCTGACCCAGTGACGGGGTGAGAGAAGGCGACGTACTGGACGTGGTGTGGATCAGTGTCAGTCTGGCTGCACTTGTCGCAGGTCCGAGTCTCTAGGTCAACGGCTGCCTTTGCCATCAGTGGTACACCAGCTCCCTGCTCTCCAACCATTCGTAGAGACCCTTGGGCACCCGGTAGCGGCGACCACGCAGGAACGTGAGCGTGTTCCCAGCTCCGTAAGTCATCTCCTCGACATCAGAGTTCACCCGGATCACCCGGTACTCGTCTTCGACGGTGATCGGCTCTGATCCCAGGTCTTGGATCTCCATGGCGTTCTCCGGCACCGGCTTCTCATGCTGTTGAAGCCGCAGGTCCTTGAGATCCTTCATGGGGTCGTAGGTTTGGGACGGCTGGGACGGATCGAGGATCGGGTCGTCGTCTACCACGATGGGCTTCTCCTGGAGCTGGTCGACTTTGGCCTGGGCGGATTCGGGCAGCTCTTCTAGCTCCCCGGTAATGGGGTCGAAGATGCCCTCCTCTTCCACCACAATGTCGACCTGGTTGACGAGACCAATCTCCTTTTGGCGCTCCTCCAGTTCCTTGGCCTTCTCTTCGGTCAATCGCTGGCGCTCACGACCGGTGTGATCACCCCGCTGTGGGTTGGCTCTCCCCGCCATCAGTTCGTCTGGGCGATGCAGACAGCCTGGTCCGTGATGAGTCCGAAGCCCCAGATGGCGTACCAGCACAGAGCGTGTTCACGACCGAAGTCGAGAACACCACCGTCACGCAGCTCGACCGGTAGAGCAATGGCGTGCCCGAAGGCGTTGTCGCCCAGGTACAGCGCCCAGTGGACAACCGGAGTCCCGGCACCCGCAGGCTGTTGCTGACGGATCTGGGTGGTCTCGATGTAGACGGTGTCGTTCAGACGCCCGATCTCACCAAGCATGAAGTTACCTGGCGCGGCGTACTTGGTGACCTCGATGAACTCAGGGTTGTCACGAAGCCGACGGGACTGGTGCGGGTCGATGAAGGCGACGTACGTCTCACCGATGCGGGGCACGTTCTTGGTCGCCAGGGTCTCCACGGCGTCCTTGGTGACGTTGACGCTCATGTAGAAGGTGCCCTTGGCCGTCCCAGTCGTCAGGTCGGTCTGCTGGGTGCCGACGGTACCGGCGTCATACGGGGAGAGTGGCGTCCGTGTAGCCGTCGGCAACGGGAGAGCGTAGCCCCACAGCACCGAGGAGGCGTTGTAGAGCGTGTCTCGGGCCGAGCCGTCCAGGTACTTCGCCATGTTGCGGCCCAGGAGCCGCGAGGACGAGGCCATCACGTCATCGAAGGAGCTGTTCAAGAGCAGCTCAGAGACCGCCACCGCGTACCCCTGCTCAGCCACCGTGATGGCGTACTGGCTGGCGGTAAGCGCTGCAGTCTGCATGCGGACACCTTCAACGAGCTGGGTCGCGTCGCCCAGGTTGTTGTACCGCATGAAGTTGATCTGAAGGCCCGGTTGGATCCCGAGTTCAGTCTTCTTGACGGCGAACTGCTCAAAGCGCAGCACCGGCATGGACTGGAACAGGATCTCTTTTGACCAAATCACTTGGATCGCCGGAGACAACTGCGAGTTGGTTCCTGGATACCCCGTGGGGGAGGCGCTCAGAAGGGGAGTGCCGGTAATGCTGGAAGGCATGTGCCTACCTCACTTTCTCAAAAATGGCCTGAGATTTTCCGGCCTTCCTGCTCGTTATTGCCTACGACTCTGAGACGCTGCACGCAGCAAAGACTCACGTTGGTCAGCGTACTCTTCGGGTGTCAGCGCCTTGAGGTCATCTGGCGTGAGCGTGCGCGTCTGCGGAGTTAAATCCGGTGGACC